AGCGGTCCTGACATTTTGGCTATAACATTCGCTGATATTGATGGAAAGTGGGCTAAGTGGAAACCTCAGCTTGGTGAAAGTATTGAGATTGTAAATGAGGGTTATTCCTCTGGGTCCATGTACATTGATAGGTTGAAGCCATTTTCAAGTGCATTTGTTATTGAGGCAACAGCCCAGCCTCTTAGTGCAAAGTCCAATGGTTTTCAGGCATGGGAGAATGTAAGATTCAAAACCCTTTCGGCAGATTTAGCCAATCAATCCGGATTAGAATTTGAATCTTATGAAATAATAGATTGGTTATATCAGAGGTTTGAAAAAGATGATGAGAATCCGCTTGAATGCCTGAGTCGAATATGTTCACTTGAAAGTTATTCTTTGAAGGTGAGAGACGGGAAGGCAATCATATATTCAGAACCTGCATTTGAGAAGAAAGTTGCAGTTAAAACATACATCCGGGATAGTTTTATAGGTGAGCCAAGCTTTGAATTGAGTGCCATTGATCTGAAATCCTCCTGCATAGTTAGATATGGAAGTATATCTTATAAGTTTGATTCTCCTGAAAAGTATGGAGGGACACTTAAGGAAGAGGTTAAGATATATAACCTAGCTGAAGCAGAGCGATTTTCCAAAGGCATACTGAGAACTCAAAATAAATATAAGCAAAAAGGAAGCATAACAGTTCAGCTAAACAATTCAGTGACAGCAGGGAATGTGATTAAAATATCTGCAGGGAGCTTTCTGGATGGCACATATTTCGTTTATGAGTGTATTCGGAATATAGTCATAAATCAAATGGTGCTTAATATTCGCGGATGCCTGGAGGGATATTGATGGTTGAAAAAGCGACAGTGAGCAGTATTGGGGATGGTACTGCAAAAGTTATATTGATAAATAAAGATAATATTGTTACTCCGGAGTTGTCAGTAGCTCAACATGTAGGACTTCTGGCACCAGGGGATATCGTAGTAGTTACATTTTTTGAAGGTTATTCCGACGGTGCCATAATAGGGAAGGTGTGATATAGATGTTAGCAGCATTTGGACAAAAAGTCTTTCAGGTGAGTAATAAGAAAATATACACTTTTCAGGATTACAGTCGATCAAGTACATTAGCCGAAGAGGATGTTGAGGTTCTTGGTAAAAAGCCATCGACACATATAAAGGGGCCTGGATTGGACTCAGTTACTTTTGTTATTGCACTTAACGCAAACTTAGGTGTTAATGTTGAACAGGAAATTGCAAGTTGGATATCTGTGAAGGACTCCCAGAAACCACAATTGCTGACCATTGGAAATTCACCTGTATCAACAAATAAGTTTCTTATTACTCAGATCCAGGAGAGTGAAGTGGTTATCAATAACAAGGGCAAAAAGATTAAGGCAAAAATGACCTTAACCTTAAAAGAATATGTTCGTGCGGGGACTCCTCCCAAGAAAGAAAAGGCATCTTCGCAGGTTTCACCATCAGAACAGGCCCTTATAGTTGAGCAGTTGCTTAATGCAGATAAATCTGAGAGTAAAAGAACTAACCCTGCGGCTGAAGCGGCAAAAAATAATCCTTATTGGGGTAAGAGGTGATTCAGATTATATATGAAATTGACACTTCAAACCAGTTTGAAATCAAGTGGGATGTAAAGGGTAGCGAACGTATTCTTCAGAATGTTATTAACTTAATTAATACATTCAAATATGAGGTTGCGTACGACAGAACATTGGGGATTAATCCTGATCTTGTAGATATGCCTGCGAATGAAGCCGGGATAAGATTTGCAAATGAAATTGTAAGCCTTATTGTTGACAGAGAACCAAGAGCCGAAGTTAAAACAGTTGACTACTTAGGGGCTGATATTAATGGTGCAATAGCATTGAAAGTGGTGATTGAAATATGACGGATATAAATTTTGTAGAAGTTGACTCACAGCAATTACAAACGGATTTAATTAAAACATTTGAAGAAACTCTTGGAGAAACATTCTGGCCGGGCGATGAGCGAAGGCTTTTTTTATTGAACTTTTTACCCATATTGGTTGCTTTAAAAAACAGTGTTAATGATACCGGCAGACAAAACTTATTAAGGTATGCCAGAGGCTCCATCCTGGATGCTATGGGAGAGTTTTATAGTACACCCCGATTACCAGCACAAAAGGCAAGCGTAACATTAAGATTTACTTTATCTGCAGCACAGGGAAGTAATGTTATTATTCCTAAAGGTACTAGGGCCACGCCAGATGGGCAGATATTCTTTGTTACTACTCAAAATCTAATCATTACAGCAGGTAATACACAAGGAACTGTTGTTGCAGAATCTTCAGAGTCTGGCCAAAAGCACAACGATTATACTGCAGGGCAGATAAAGCTGTTAGTTGACCCTATTCCATTTGTTGCATCGGCAGTCAACACTGATTCAAGTTCTGGAGGCTCAGATATAGAATCCGACGATGATTACAGGGAAAGAATCAGGCAGGCTCCTGAATCATTTTCCGTTGCTGGACCAGAGGGAGCATATATCTACTGGGCAAAAACAGCTGACAACAACATTGTTGATGTTTCGGTATCGTCACCATCACCGGGAGTAGTAAAGGTGGTTCCTCTGATGGAAGGCGGTGAAATTCCAGCACAGACTATACTTGATAAGGTTTTAGCGGAGGTAAGTCCAAAGACCAGAAGGCCACTAACAGATAATGTTCAGGTAGCAGCTCCTGAACAGGTAAGTTATAACATAAGCCTTACTTATTACATTTCAGAGCTAAATCAATCAAAGGCAAATGAAATAAGAAACGCAATTGAAGTTTCTGACGGTGCTGTGCAGAGATACATCCAGTGGCAATGTGAAAAGCTTGGAAGAGCAATCAATCCTGATGAACTTAGGTACAGAATTTTATCTGCAGGAGCAAACCGAATTACCCTTGTTTCTCCATCTATTTATGATGCAATCGATGCAGATCAGGTTGCAAGCATAGGAACAGTATCAATAACATATGGAGGTATTGAGTAATGAAACTAAATGAAGTTAATTTGCTGGAGCTGCAGTCAGCATACATGAAAAGGGATCCTACAATAAGAGCATTATGTGCAGCACTTACACCCAAATTACTTGAACTATCTAGCGAAGCATATATGTGCCTTATCTATGCCAACATTGATAACTTAGATGAAAGCATTCTTAATGGACTGGCATGGCAGTGGCACATTGAATTTTATGATGAAAGCCTGACGATTGAGAAGAAAAGGCAGCTTGTTAAAAATGCTATTCGTTGGCACCGGCTTAAAGGTACACCAGCTGCGGTAGAGGAATTAACCTCAGTTGCTTTTGATGAAAGTCGAGTAGAAGAATGGTTTGATTATGATGGGGATCCATACAATTTCAGAATTGTTACTACTGACAGAGTTACAGAACCTGAAAAGCTTCAAAAGCTTTCAGAAGCAATCAATACAGTAAAGAATGCCCGATCTCATTTGGAGGGCTTTTTTATTGAGCGTAACAATAATCTGGATTTGTATTTTGCTGGGGTTGTGCAGATAGGCAAAACATACACTCTATCTACGTAAGGAGGATTTAATATGGCTAAAAATTATGTAAATATTAGCGGACGGAATTTTAATTTTGAAAGACAATCAGACGGAACTTATAATTTTAAAGATGATTCGCTTAGGGCTGATAATACAAACATAGCACAGTTTGGAGCTTTTGAGGATGGATTAAGTATTGACAATGATGCATTTATCAAAGGATTTAGACATATAGCCACTCGCGGCGGTGGTAAATTAACACTAAAACCTAAAAATTATTTACTTACATCGGTTTTAGATTTGCCAGATGGTATGGAAATTGATGGGTGTGGAGCAACTATATTATTTAATAACTTATCACATGCAACTATAAATAATACTGCATCTGGCAGAGTTAGTTGGCGGGGGGTATTTAATGTATGGGGCGAAGACACTTCCACTACAGCACAACTTACAGGATATTATAATACAATGTGGGCTGAAGGCTTAGATATCGCAAATCCTTATCATACTTTTGTTGGTAGGTGGACTGTATCAAGGGTTTCTGGTTTTGCAGTTGGGGATGTTGTAAAATTAGAAGTTGGTTATAAAGGTCAAACTGTTAATCAATACTTGCCACTGGTTGAAACTTTAGCAAAAATAGTAGCTATAGATAATGCAAATAATTATATTTATACGGATTATCAGTCACCTTATGATTGGTCTGGATTTACATTTACATCTGCACACACAATCACAAAGGTAATAACTAAAAAAAATATAAAAATATCCAATCTTACAATTATTGATATAACACAAAACCCAGCAGCAGAAAGACCTACAGCAACGTTAAATGCAGATACTCCAAATAGAGACTGGCATCCTTGCGGTATAGGTGTAAAATACGGTGAAAACCTTGTTTTTGAAAATATAACAGTAAAAAATTGTGTATTTTCAGGAATTACATATTATTATGCTTATAATTATACAATTGATGGGTTAACAATTGTATCACCACGAGGTCAAATGGGAGGAGGTGAAGCATACGCAACACAAAATATGAATGTTATGAACTTTGAAATAAATAGAGTACACTCAGAAGGATTGTGTCCTAGGCATTTAGTTGATATTTCTAGCGGTTATTTTGGAGTTATAAGGGACTGCGTTGCTAGTTACAATTTAGCAGGTTCATTTTCTTTGCATGGTGAAGGCGACCACGACATACTATTTGATAATTGTGTGGGTAGTTTTCATGCAGGGAATGGGCTTCAATATTTTAATGAGCTAGGTCATAATATAACCTACAGAAAATGTAAAGGTTCTCTTACTGGAATTGCATATTATACAAATACTGTAATAGATAATTGCGAATTTGCGTTAACTTACGGGAACGACACAGATTCAGCAGGATCACAATATTCAGATTTTTATTGTCCTCAAATAAAATTTATTAATAGTAAGATATATATATTACCAAGTGTATTTAAATTTCAATTACTTACCAGAGGTAGGACAGATAACAATTGGGTTATATTCGATAACTGCGAATTTATCGGTATAGGAAGTAAAGCATCTTACAATATAGCAAATGTAATAAAGGGATATGAAACTGTAACATTTAATAATTGTAAGTTTGACAAATCACTTGGTAAATTATATTGTGTAATATCTATTGAAGATATTAGCAAACTGCAAGTAATTAATTGTCCTAAGATATCAAATGTGCTAATACAGCCTTATATGAGTGGAGCGAGTAATATTGATATTGTATATAGTAACAACACATTTGAATATGATGAAGATTACGCTACCAGATTGCTGAACTCTTATCAACATATATTTAGAACATTAGGACTTAACAGTTGTACTGGAACTTATAAAGTGAGGAACAATAGAGTTAAGTTTACTAACGCAACTACTACTAAAAAGTTTTCCCCTATTAAAATTGAAGCATCAGATAATTCAGGCAGTTCAATACAAATGTTTTTTGAAAATAATGAGTTGGAATCAACAGTTGATAATGCAGCAGAGATGAAACTGTCATATGCAAATACTGGTATTATAATGCATTCAAAAGGAAATGTTTTTAACAGAGTAAATACAAAACCAGGATTGAATTATCTCGAATTTACCAATCCTTTGGGATATAATGATGTAAATACAAGGTCTGTATCAAGCGGAGATTCTAATAAATATTACAAAATATTAGAATTTAATGTTGGTGGGGTAGGTAATTACCACGCTATGTTTGATTTTGTTCAAACCAAAGCTGGAGCAACAGCTGTTGCAGGAAGTGTATATGTGCAATATTATGTCGCAACAATGGGAAGTGCTGGGACAGTAATAATAAACTTCAGTAAAATGAACAATGCGAATCCAGCATATAATCCTGCTAATATAGTTGCAGTTGAAACTTTAACTTCTGCTGCCGAACATAGACTTTCTTTATATATTACCATTCCAACTTACTCGAGTGTACTATATAAAGAAAGTCTATTAAGCCACTTGCTAGTGACAAAATGGAATAAGTCATCAATAGTAGAAGATGCTTTACCAGCAGGAGCACAAGCAATAGGTGTAGCAATATCTTAATTCGCATAAGATTGATAATGAGTCAGTGCGATATTCACATAAAAAACGTGTTGTATAAAAATAAAAGGTTCCTTTAACCGGGAGTCTTTTTAATTGAAAGGAATGATTGTATGGCACAATTTAATCAATTAGTTTTGACTAGTGCAGGAATGGCAGTTCTTGCAAGAATTCAGGCTTTAGGAGCGACATTAACCTTTGATTATGTGGAAATTGGTGATGGGTTTTTAGCTCAAGGTCAAACATTGCAAAGCTTAACCTCTATAAGACATAGAATAATGGTTTTGCCAATAACGAATCTTGAAAACCTAGGAAATGGATCTGTAAAGATAAGAGCTTTGGCAATATCCAATGAGCATTTTGCAACAGGAGGTGGATATATTGTTCCGGGAGTAAATTTATCTTTAGGAGCATATATTCGCGAGATAGGGTTGTTTGTAAGAGATCCTGATAACTCAAGCCATTCAATACTGTATGCCATTGCAAACGCAGGAAACCTTGCTGATTTCCTACCTCCATACAACGTTAATCCAGTCGAAGAGCTTATTAATCTGGTTATAAGCATTGGAACGGCTGCAAATGTTACAGCATTAATGAATCAATCAATGGCATATGTTACAAGGTCTGATTTTGATCAGCTTATTAAATTACCAAATTTGAAAGTGGGTAATACGAATAGTACAGTTTCAATACCTAATGGTGGCACAGTATTAACGCTAAACCGCATTTTTTATAATAATGCAAGTATGTTTAATTCTAGTACAGGTCAGATAAAATGTGTAAAAGCAGGTAAGTATAGGATTGGCTTTAATGTCCAATGGAGTACAAGTAATGGAACAGGTAAAAGATCAATTCAAATAAACATAAATGGATTACCATTAGGTGAAAATACATTACCTGGAATGACAACAGGATTTGGTCAATCATATAGTACTTCTATACAGTTAAATGTAAATGATGTAATCACAGTAGACGTTTTTCAAAATAGTGGAGCTGCAATAGACCTCATTAGTAATAGAGAGTATTCACCTGTGTTGTGTATTGAATGCTTTGAATTGACTCAATTATAGAAAGGACTGAGTACAATGCCACCAGGAACAGAACTTTGCACGGAAAAGCACAGGAGAGTTGACGAAAGATTAGATCACCATGATTCATGGTTGGAAGAACATGAAGATAAAATAGACCGACTTGACAGGTCGGATGCTACAAATACCGCATCAATCAATAATTTGTGCATTAAAATTAGTGATCTTGTAACAACGCTAAAGTGGCTTATAGGTTTTGTAGTAGCACCACTAACAGCCGGATTGGTAGGGCTGTTTTTTTATGCCCTTCAAAAAGGATTATTCAAGTAAAGGAGGAATGCAAAATGCAAGTTATAACGCCAAAATTTAAGTGGGAAAACCCCTTAGTGCCTTTGAACTTATCAAAGGTGCTTTTTATTGTCCTACATCACCCGGCTGCGTTCACCGCAACACCGGAGCAGATACACCGATGGCACATAAACAATGGTTGGAGCGGGGCAGGGTACAATGAGTATATCAGGAAGGACGGCACCGTTGTAATCATGCGAGGGGATAATGTTGGTGCCCAGTGCGAGAACATGAATAGCAAAAGCTACGGGATGTGTTGCGAAGGCGACTACGACATTGAAACCAAGATGCCGGACGTGCAATTTAACAGCCTGGTTGAGAGGTTGAAGTATCATAAGGCTAGGCTACCCAATCTTAAGGAAATAGGCCCACACAAGAGATTTGGGAATACTACTTGCCCTGGTAAGTACTTTCCATTACAACAAGTGATTGCAGCTCTGGAAAAGGATAATGAGTTTGATAATGCCCTTAAGACCTGGCAGGCTAAAGGCGATATGGCCAGTCCCGATTATTGGGCAAAGAATGCTGTCAAAGGTGGGCTTTGTAAGGGCGAATTTGTAAGGCAATTAATTATTAATGCCTCAAAGGCATAAGAAAGGTTAAGGTGATTAACATGTTACAAACAATATGGGAATTTCGATTTATCTTAGTGGCTGCGGCGTTTGCAATCTTTTATGGATTAATTCAGTGGAGTGAAACCAAATCACGATTGTATGCTCTTATGCTGCAGGCTAAATCGCTGGCCAAGGATGCTGTGCTGCAATCCGGGGAGCAGCAGTTCGAGTGGGTAATTGCACGGGCCTACCAGTACATACCGTCAAGTTTAAAGCTATTTTTATCTGAGGATATGGTCAGGAAGATGGTAAGATGGCTGTATAGCAAGGGTAAGGATTACCTAGACGACGGGAAGTTAAATAATTCAGCTAAATAAAAAGAGCAGGGGAAACCCTGCTCGAATATTGTAGAAATATGCGAGGAATAAGTATGATTTTTAGCAGGATTTGTATGCTCTTTTAAAGAAATATATCAGTATATTATTTTTATAGGGGGTAATAGAAAATGATGGTAGAAATTAATGGTACGCCTACGTTTATCAACATAAAAGAACTAGGAGCAGTAGGGGATGGTGTAACAGACGATACTGCAGCGATAAAAACAGCAATAGATAAGTATTCAGTTATCTATATACCAAAAGGGTCGTATGTTTATAATGGGAAAGTCAGCTTGAAAAGGGATACTACAATTATAAGTGAGGGAGCTAGTTTGGTAATAAATAACATTGAGGGTACTAATTATTGGTACAAAGCTTTTGATGCTAGTAATTACAATCTAGCTATTGAAAACCTTAATTTTGAGATCAATTTACCATCAGGATTATTTCCTGATGGTACAACGACTACATATAGATTTATATTGTTGGCTTCCAATAATTCAACAGTAAAAGTAAGAAATTCAACTATAAACATTGTTTCATGTGAGAATCAAACAAACGTGTTTTACTTTTATGGAGGCACAAAATACGAACTAGAAAACATTACTTGTAATTTAGACTCTACAGGGTATAACGGGGCTATATGTTGGAGTCAAACAAATACCGCTGCAAATAGTGGGACGTTAAGAAATTGCACTTTTACACAAGTTTGTAGAGATGAAATCATTGGGTTATGGGGAAATTACGATAACTCGATGGATTGTTATAATGTAAAAATACTAAGGCTTAATAATGCAAATACTGATCCAACAGCTTTTGTAAGTATAAGAGCAAATAATGCAGCTGCTAAAGTTGACGCTATTTTCACTAATTGCTATTTCGAGAATCAACATATTGATCAAGGAGCAATAATTTCATGCCATGGTCTTGTTAAAATGACAACTGGTTATACAAAATCTGTCTTTAATAGTTGTACGTTCAAAGTAAAATCTGCTACTGATTCATTCCTTTATGGAACTGCTGTCAACACCACATTTGGTTTTGGGTATACGAGTTATGAAGAGTTTGAAAAGAGTCAATCTATAACTCTAAATAATTGTGATATAGACCTTGAAACTGGTTTTTTTTCATATGGGACATATCCTATTTGTACAACGTTAAATAACTGTAAGCTAAAGCTTCCTGAAACCTCAATAAAGTATTCTGGCGGAAATACAAATGTTGTTCCATATACGCTAAAGTTTAATGGCTGTAAAATAACCTACTATAATACTTTAAACAACAATTACAGGAGGCTAATGCAAATTAATCCCAATGATGGGATTAGATACTTGTTTCTAAATTGCGAAATTGAACTAATTGATATTTCAGTCAATTATCGTACTTGCTTGATAACTACTGTTGTTGTTACTCCGAGTTGGAGTACAAATTTAGGAGGGGCGTATTTTTACAAATGCTATAGTAATTCCTATAATGTTATAGCAGATACAACTTTTAAAGTAACATAATGAGATTGTTGACATCCTTATAGACCGTATTATTGTAACAAACAATCTATAGGCCTGAAAGCTCATAGTGGTGCTAATACCTTAAAGTGGACAACTGCGAATATTTGGAATAATGACGGAGACCCTGCGAAGCTCTATGATAATACTGGAAAATTAGTTAAGATAAATAGTAACAAAATAAAATGTAATACCAATTTTGTAAAGCTCTTTCGAGAGCTTATTTTTTTATTAATAATTAATATAAAATTTATAATTAAAATATAATAACGAGCATAAATATATAATATATAAAAAAATAGAGGTGCTGTAGGGGACACCTCTATTTTATAGTAGGTAACTAAAAGCAGAATAAATTACGCTCTTTTCAAATTACCCATTAATATATTATTAAGAGGGGGCGTAATTTATTCTGCTTTTTTAAATTCCAGATTGAAACTTATTTTATCACAAAAATATATTTTGAATTACCTGTACTATTATCAAATCCACCAACAAGTATGTACTTATAATCATCTAAATTTCCTTCAGTTGTGACTATTATATCAGAATACTCTTTTCCTGATTGCGTATATATATCACCAACCTTTTTCTCTTCACCGTATTTATCAAAAGCTTGGAAGTAGGCAACCTTATCTATAAAATTCCTTGTTATTTCTATTGGAGGAACGTTTTCAATTACAATTACATCATTTTCTGTAGTCCCTTTGTTGGTAGCGAATGATGCATGCTTTTTGACAGATTGGAAATTGGTAACTATATTACTCCCGTCATCATTTTTATAATTTAGATCTACTCTATAAATTTTAGTTAATTCACCTTTACCAGCAGATTGACTTGAACACAGATCGTCAATTGTGATCTCTTTTTTTGCGGATGGAGCCACCTTTGTTGCTTCTGGAATAACTGTGGGGGTTGCTTGAAGAGTATCACTTTGAACAGCCTCACATCCTGAAAGTAAGCCGATTAATAATATGCCCAGTATAAATTTTGAAAATATCTTCATAAGAACGCTCCTTTGTAAGTAAATTTTATTATTAATTCAAAAATCTACCTATAAGGTTATTACAATTTAGGAAATATGTAAATATATTTGTATAAAATTATAGTTTATTTTTCCCCTGCCACCCAATCAAAAAACCGGAAGCCTGCAGGTGTGATACTAAACATTTCCATGCCAACCCCAAATGCAACGGCAAGTGAGTAGTCAGCATGATCACCGAATAATAAGGCTATGCTTATAACACAAAACAAAGATGCATATATAATTGACTGCCTGTGAAACTTTTTAATCTCCCAATCTTCCGTTATTGGGCGGTTGGGATTGTCTCTGGGAGCATAAATAGATGCCCAAAATATAGAGGATATGAAAATTGGCAATATGAGCATTCCTACAAAATCATGCGGTATGTACTTAGAGATCAGCCCAGCGATCAGGAACATAGCCAAACTGGTTAATATACACTTGCCGTAACTATCCATATGATAACCACCAGCACGAGTCCGGAGAGCCGCAAAGGTGACAGTTATAATAAGGGTAGGTATAAAGGTGCCAAGGAGCAGGGAGGTGCCGAATAAAATAACTCCTTTAACCAGAGCTCCGTATACGACTAAAAAGCCGAAATTATATACCCTTCGTTGGGCATGGTTTTGGTTAAGCACTTTGGTAAGATATTTAGCTGAAGAATATGACCATTTATGTATAAACCTCATTTTTATATCCATTAAGACCTCGTTTTTGATTTTAATTATATCATAATACTTTTAAAATGATATTATAAATCAGTCTCAAATATTATAAAAAAATATTAGTAGCCATCAAGTAGCCAGCAAGTAGCTTTCAAATAGCCATGGATTAACATGCCGCAGTTTTCAAAGAGATAATATCAATATTGTTGTCAAATCCTCAAATGCTTACATTTGGGGATTTTTTTGTGTTTATGAATCAGTCTCAAACATGGTAAAAAATATACGTAGCTAACAAACAATGTAAGATACTAATAACTCGGTGTAGACTCCATTATAAGGCCATGAGATAATACCCTAAAAAGTAATTAGAGTTTTTCAAGTTTTTACAGGTAAGCTTTTACGGTTTTTGAGAAAAATTTAAGGGTAATTATAATATGTAGTCTCCTTCCTATGTAATAAAGAAAAAGAAGGGGCTGTTGCAAAATTATAAATTAGTTTTGTAACAGCTCCTTTTTACGTAAAAGTATAGTAAAATGCGGGTCCCGTAGGGCCCGCAAATGTTGTATAATTAAG